CTGCGTCAACCATACCGTCTCATTCTCCAAGCGGACATCAATCTGTGTCTGTCCGTCTTCCGTCTGATATATTACAATCTTGTTCTCGTCCATTTTGCTATCTGATAAAACCATTCTGCAAAGATACTACTTTTTTCTTATTCATCATACACTTATATCTTATTTTTCTTTCTTTTTCTTTTTATGAGGATAATAATGTAACGTTGATAAGTTGATAATTACAGAATCTCCCTTGCTATCCAGGCACAAGCCTCAGCATCTGCGAGGGCATGATGGTGGTTTTCGAGGTGATAACCACAGTATTCTGAAACCGTATGCAATTGATGGTTGGGTAATTGTGGAAAAGCCTTGCGAGAAGCCACACATGTGCAGTAGAACGGATAATCCGGATAATCCATCTGATAGCAACGGAATACGGCTTTCAGGCAACTCTCATCAAAGCTTTTGTTATGGGCCACTAAGGGCAAGCCATCAATAAGTGGTTCTATCTGCTTCCAAACCTCTGGGAATACAGGAGCGTCCTCAGTGTCCTCACGAGAAAGCCCATGCACTTGGCTGCACCAATAATTATAATAATTGGGCTCTGGCTGAATCAGAGAGTAGAAGGTGTCTACTATCTCGCCATTTCTGACGATGACCACACCAACGGAACAAACACTGGTACGCTCGTTGTTTGCTGTCTCAAAATCTATTGCTGCAAAGTCTCTCATTTGTCATCCTTGTATTTGTTCCACATGTGTTTTGAAATCTCTGCCACCTCATCACGGAACCATTTGGGCTCCAATACTTCGATGTCACAACCTTGCGAGAGAATCTCCTGACGGAAATCGAAGGTAGGGCGAAGCCTGACAGTAAAGATGCTATATTCATCTGTCCGTTCAATCTCATGCTGTGATTGATGCAATCTCAAACTGCGAAGATAATTTGCCTGTCCTGTGGAGACCTTGAACTTGACAGTCTCTATGCTGACGTTTTGGTCAGCAATGATGCCAAAACAATCATCAAAGAATTCTACAGGAATAAAATCCTTGGGGTATTTGAAAGTCTTTTCGGTTAATCCCAGCCATTGAACCCTATCCAAAGCGTAAATCATGATCTTATTATAATAGGGACTACGCGCCACCAAGTACCAGCGTTGTTTAAAAGCCCTCAGACAATAAGGCTCAATTTCGAAAGTATTGGCCTCGTCACGGGTAAAACTCTGATAAGTCATTCCAAGTACCAGATTCTTCTTCAGGGCTTCAAGAATATCAGGGAGATACTGCTCGCCATCAGGGATTTCTTCGAACAACACCTTATCCTTGATGCTGACGCTATCCAGCATCAGATTACTGACAGTCAGCGTGTTGAAAAGCCAGCTGCGCATCGAGCCACTTCTCAGTTCTTCAGCATTCTGGATATAGTAGCGATACTGACCACCCTGTTCATTCTCAATGATGAGACCAAACATCTCTTCGATAGCGATACGCCATTTGTGGAAAGTCCTAATTGACAACGGTTTGTCCTCGCTTATATCATTATCGAGCCAACGATGGTTGATCTCCTCAAAAGAGATCCTTTTGGCTTTGTAAATGGTTTCCACCAACCAGACGTACTTGTTTAATAGGTTCTTTGCCATACATTTTAATATTTGATGCTGCAAAGATACAAAAAAGGTGTGAATAATTGAGGCATAGGTCGAAATAATTCAAGGTTGCACCTGTCTTTTATTGCTTGCAATGCCGCAAATTGATTCCGTAGAAGGGTGTAGCCTAATACGCACTTTTCTGTGGAGTGCCACACAAAGATGCGTGTCTGCTTCCTTATGAGCAAGCTCGGCAAACATTAGGTTTTTGTTTCCCTGAAGTGTTATTTCACAATAGAGAATTTTCAGAATGAATCTATCTGGAAATCATGATGTACCTTTGTCCGCAGATTACAAAAACTAAACAAAATATGGAAGTAATATCAATTGAGCGCAGTACCTACGAAGAACTGCTGACGAGCTTCAATAGTTTCGTCACAAAGATGAAGGCAATGGCCAGTAGAGGCAATGACAAAGGTTTGGGTGATTGGCTCGACAACCAGGACGTGTGCCAAATACTGAACATCAGTCCAAGAACATTACAGACTTTACGGGATAACGGGACGCTGGCCTATTCTCAAATCAACCGCAAGGTGTACTATAAACCTGAGGATGTGGAAAGGATTCTGTGTGTTGTGGCTGATAGGGATAAGAATAGTAAATTGTATAACCTCAAAATGAGCCGCCTATGAATGAACTGATAATGCCTCATAACGTTGGCGTGAAGAATGCACTGGAAAACATGAAGGAGGTGCTTGCTCTATACAAGAAGGTGATAGACAATTATCGTCCATTGCTTGATGGTGAACGCTATTTGACGGACAGGGAGGTGGCCAATATTCTAAAAGTCAGCAGACGAACGCTACAAGAATACCGTAATGATGGCGTGATACCTTATATATTATTGGGTGGCAAGGTTCTCTATCGTGAAAGTGATCTAGAAAGGGTTCTGGAAAGTTGCTATCATCCTGCGTATAAACGATAGGGAAGAAGAAAGATCCGTTAGTGGTTCATGTGCTGAGGGAATATAACGCAGAAAGACGGATGACAGACTTCGCTAATCATTCGTCTTTCTGCTTTGAGGTTTTAGAGCCCCAGCCGTTACGCCATCTTAATGTCCTTGAATGAGGCGTTGAGTTTGTTGCCAAGCATCGTCAGGTCGTTGTTTAGTTTCTGGCTTGTTATCTTGGCGTAGATCTGTGTCGTGACGATGTTCGTGTGTCCCAATACACGGCTCACACTCTCGATAGGCATTCCTTTTGAAAGAGCCAATGTTGCAAACGAGTGCCGTCCACAATGATAGGAGATGGCTTTCTCAATGCCGCAGGCTGTCATCACCGTTTTCAACTTCTTGCACATCGACCAGTAGTTCATCTTGCCGAACACCAGCTTGTCTTCCTGTAGGTGTTTGTAGCGGTCGATAATCTGCAAGGGTACGTCCATCAGCTTCACTTGAAAATGGATGTTGGTCTTGTGTCGCTTGCTGATGATCCACTTGTCGCCATTGAAGTCCACGATGTTATCCGTTGTCAGGTTCTTCACGTCGATGAACGAGAGGGCGGTGAAGCACACGAATACAAAAATGTCACGAACAAAGGCGAGATTGTCATCCTCAAACTCATGGGTTACGACGGCCTTCAGTTCTTCTTCGGTCAGAAACTCCCTTTCCTTGCAGTTAGGGCTGATGTGGAACTGGGCAAATGGGTTACGGGGAATCTTTCCGTTGTAGTGCGCCCTCAGCACAACACCTTTCAGCCACATACATCGCTGCCAGATAGTGCCATTAGCCAGTCCTCTGTCTGTGCTGAGGTAAGCTGCAAAGTCCTTGATGAACTCTGGTGTCAGTTCCAACATCGACATATCAGTACGACGGTAATGTGATTGAATGAACTCAGCCACATCCTTCCGCGAACGCTCCATAGCCCAGAGTGTGCTTGCCGACCTGTCTTTGCCGACACGTTTCTTCTGGTTGGCAATGTCCTTGTCGAAAGCACTCAGCAATGTTTCATACTCACTGCCAAAACCCTGATAGGAGTTGCGCACCATCTCAGCAGTCACGAAAGCCTCTCTATCCGAAAGATGCTGATAGTGCTTGATGATCTGCGCCTTGATGTTATCCAATTCGCGGTTAATCTGCAATGCCTCCTTGCTGCGACCTTTGGCGCAATTACCCTTCACATCCCACATGTCAAGTGAGATCGTCTTTTTGCAACTGAACTGGCTCTGGGTTCCGTTAATCGTAACCCTGCCCATCACTGGCACCACACCGTTCTTCTCCTTACTCTTGTTCACATAGAACAGAATGTTAAAAGTACTTCTCATGTTTCTTACTCCTTTTTTAATTTTGGCTGCAAAACTACTATTTCTTTTGGCATCCATCGTTATGCAAAATGTAGCAGTTTGCGGAATAAGAAACGAGCTGCGAACAGGCGGTGAAAGGTGCGCCATTCTGGTCCGATTTGCGTTGTCGCTTTAGGCTGTTTTACCCGCCTCGGGACCCAATTTTCGGGTTACGATTTGGCAACCTAACTCCTTCACCAATCCTCCCCAATCTGCTTTTAGTCCCTATTTGAACTTCCTCATTCTGCCCCGTCTTGCCTTTATTACAGGCCGAATTGCGTTAATTCTCCAAAATCCGTTGCTCTTTACAGACTTTTTTCGTAACTTTGCGAAAAATATCGCGAAGTTACTCCGTCTCGGCAAAAAAAAGAATAATTTCTTTTGTTTTGCTCTCGACTTTTCGTAACTTTGCCACCGAACCAAAACGTAAAGAGTCATGATGACAATAGCAAACCCTATCTACGACACCGTGTTCAAATACTTGATGGAAGACGAGCGCATAGCACGCACCATCCTCTCTGCCCTGCTGAAGCAAGAGATTGTGAAGGTGGAGGTTCGTCCCCATGAGTATGCAAACGGACAGAAAGAAGTTCTGTCGATCTTCCGCATAGACTTTGGAGCCAC